AAAGAAAATCGCAGTTCGGTTATCGTGTCGCAATAACTTACATCCACCTAGAACTTGTGATGATTTTGTATCCCTAGCATTTCGGATACTAGCACAGATGCGATCCGTTGCGGCAATGCAAGAAGAACATCCTCCACGCCAGTTCACATTATTGGGACATTGCCTGCAAATCTTAGCTCGTTGTTCAGCCAAGTCATCGCTAACAAGTTGAGTCCTCTCGTTGGAATGCAAGATGTTCCTAGCCCAAGTCGAGATGTCGTTCATCAACTCACTTCGACCTGTAGGACTCGTTACACTCGTTACAACAACCATGTCCACACCATGGCAAAAGTGAGGCCAATTTCCACAGATATAGTTAGTTACATCTCCTTCAACATCGCCTAACGGAATATGGTTTTCTGCACGATAATTCGTTACATTTTCGAGTAGGTTTTTGTAACTGCTGCCAGTAATCTTAACATCACTCTCCATGTAGTGATGTCCTCCGGGCGGTATAATTCCAACTATCGGTTTAGGCATATCTATTCAGAAAAATCTACATATTCCATTTTTTCAATTCCTTGCAAGGCTTTTGTTCTAGTTGGCAACTCTGGCTTTGCATCTGTCATCGTCGCAATTGCGCCTCCTCGTTGTCTCAAAAGAAACACAAGCAAGGAAAGCGAATCCAATGCGTCAGGAGAATGTTGCCGTGTGCGCTTGCAATAATCGCCTTTGCTCTCCACGCGAACCAATCCTTGGCCTTTCTGCTTGTATCGTCTCGCAGTAGCTTGTCGCACCAACTCTTCGCTACGGAACCCCGGTGAGATTTTTAGATACTCAAACTCCAAATATTTCGCTAGACCAAAGATCAATTCGGTGACTACACCGCTATAAAGTTCCGATGCTGGCAATGAATCGTCGCCAAGAATGTGAGTATCCGTAGCGGCAGTTGAATAGTTCACTCCAAGAACATCTCCCCAGACAGACTTCAACGAATCATGGATGCCAGCACCATTGCCTGTTCGGTCAACGCATACCCAGTTTGGAGCAATACGCATATTCTTACAGAATTTGATAATATTTGTGGACTGCTCCAATGTCGCGGCCTTTGGAAATGGAATCTGTGAGTCAAGTTGCAAGACAACCTTTGGCTTCTTGTACTCAACAAATCTACCACTCATTGGCGTATAGCCGTCAGAAAGCCCAAATCTGCCAAAAGAACAGATTACTTGGTCATTGCCCTCCAAAGCCAAGTCGAACGCACATAGAGGCACTACAGGCCCAATAAAACGGGTAATTCCCATGGCATTGTCCATCATTGCTGGCGTCATTATCGCCATGGACACACCTTCCTGCGGGAACCAACCCCTAGCCATGGTATAATATTCCGCTGTCTTTCCTTTGGATTCGTAGGCTTGATAGCCTTCGTGAGTCTGAAGGCCGGGGAACACGATCTTCTTCTCAATCACATTCTCGCACCTAGCGGCATCCAATCGCAAGATATGCCAACCATCTCGACTCTTCCATTCCAAGTCATCCTCGCAGTCAATCGAACCCCAGCCTGCTGTTGGCTCACAACGCTTACCAAATTCGCTAGTCCTATCTTTCGGGTTGCTTGCCGCAAATATCTTGATTCTACCTTTTGCACCTTCTGTATCCGCCGCAGACAAGATATTCTGCAAGCCTTCCCAGACTCCAGCGGGGACTTCTTCCGCTTCGTCCAGCACAACATGAGTCCTAGACATCCTGCCCCATTTCGGGTGGGATTTCCCACTTCTTGGGCTAGGGTGGAACCCACGGAGCGTTCCAGTTCCACTATCGCCTTTCGGAACAGCTACAAGGTGAATGCCATTCTTGCTATCGTTATTTGCTTGGATGCTTTTTACAAGTGTCTCACTGCCTTCAAATTCCGGCCTAACCAATGCAGTGGTATAGAATTTCTTAATAGCTGCAAATACATTTCGTTGTGCGTGTTCGGCAGTCAATGACACAACTTTAATACAAGTATAGTGGGGATCACGCATCCAATCCAACAAGAACCATGCCGCCGCGCCGAATGTTTTACCCATCGCGCCTGCACCTTGGATCAACAACTTATCGTGATCGAACAAGCATCTCCATGTGTTTTGACTGGACATTGGCCTCCAATCATAGACTTGTGGCCCCCATAAAATCGTTGCTGCCGCTTCAAACTGGTCTGCATCCAGCAAGCTCTGGACATAAGACTGCACAACTTCTTTTGACTTCGGAATGTCCAACTCGACCTTACCTTTAACAATGCCAGCATTTAGAATAATATGCTTTGCCGCATATACAATTCCTACATCCTCATCTTTGTCAGCCTCTTCCCGAATTTCCTCGGCTAACTTGATAACCCTATTGACGCTTCCGCCAATCATGTCAACTCTGGCAAATTCCTTTCTTGCTTAAATCTAAGCAAGACATTCCAAACTTGTTCAAGCGTATCGTCGCAACCTTTAACTCGGCGAGTAATCTCTTTTCCATTATCGTCGTAGCTTTCAACATTAAACTCCTTAAACTCGCCAGAGTCATAACGCAGTTTGCTTCTGATCTCGTTTTCCAAGTCGCTAATGACTAACAATGCATCAAGTCCAGACAACGCATAAGCATGATCGTCTTGTTCTTCTGGCAAATTAAATTCTAGGATCGCTTTCATGTTCAATATAATATAGAATAATACAATAAATTATAACACCTAAAACAATGTAGTTCATGGGTAATTCTTTATTGAGGAAAATAAGCCATTGCCTTCTGCATACCAGCCTTTGCCTTCGTAGACATCCAACACATCGTTAAAATACTTCTCATACATCGGCGCAACCTTCTCCAGACTAAAGTTCATGCCCCACTTTCTGCAATCCATCGGCTTGATGTCATCAATATTATTGATCGCATCCACAAAGTCACCCATCGTCCTGCATCGGAATCCTGTAATGCCATGCAGGTTGTTTTCTGTAAAGCTACCCCAGTCTGTCGTAATCGTTGGCGTTCCACATAGTAAATTCTCAACCTGAACCCCTCCGAATGGCTCGATATACTGCGAAGGAACGAACGAAGCCTTTGCATTAGCCATTAGCTTCTTTCTCTTCTCCACATCGGCATACCCAACATATTCCACATGGTCTGGCAACTTATACCCTTCTTCTTTCTGACCTGCGATAACCAGTTTCACCCCTGCCCTCTCTGTGGCTTGGATCGCTACATCAACGCCCTTCCCGCTGTAGACCCTGCCTAGATACAGAAAATAGTCATCCTTGTGAGGATTAAACTCAAAGTCATCCACATCGAAATAATTCGGGATGACGACATCATACCAGTCTTGCCGACAATTTCCAACAGCCTGTAAGCCGTAATAAGCATGGTAAATCGCGTAACTCTCCCAGACTTTCCATCTTGCCCAATGTCCACCCGCATACCCAATGCCCGGCTCAACGCAAATCATGTCAGGATGAGCATCGCAAATCGGCCTTACTCCACTACCCCAGAAAGGCAAAATAAAATCATGCTTCAACTTTCTTTTCCCTACCTCTTCAATCGCATTCTTGAAAAAAGTCTGATAAGCGTGATCGTTCGTGTTGAACTTAAAGAATGTCTTTCTCCAATCATGCGAACCATATGACTTCTTGAAATCACAATTTGTGATTACTGGCACATTCTCCGTGCAGATTAAATCCGAATCCTCATGGCCGTAGTGAATCACCTCATGCCCTCGCTCCACCATCATCTTGCCGAATTTTAAAATTTTCATCGTGTAGGCACACGCATTAAATTCTTTACTGGTTACTGTGTGCGGGATTCCAAGACAGTGGAATGTAAATTTCATAAATAATAATAGTTTTTAGGGTTTGTTTTTAATCTATCGCACATGGAGGATGCACTTATTCCGTAGTGCTTGGACGCAGCCTTTTGACTTTCAAAAATACCATCTGGTGTCGCTATAGATTTAAAGCGACCCTTGGCGGATTTTTCAACTTGCTCTCTAGATAGTTTTTTTCCTTTACGCATTTTACTAAGCAATGCGCGAGTTTCTATTGAGTGTTTTTTACCAAGCATAGGTGGATTTATCCTTAAAGACTCAACCATCTTTGCGCGAGTTTCACTTGAAATTTTTACATTAGCAAGAGACTTTCTAAGTTTAGCTAAAGTTTCTTCAGACCGCTTTGTCCCCTTGCGATGGTTGTTAGCAAATCGAATCAGCCTCATTTTTTCTCTAGACTGAATTGTATGCAATCGACCAACAGATGCTTCATGTGCCATTTTTCTACAAAACTCAAATCTGCGTGAATTTTTACGCACATCTGTTTTCGCCATCATAATAGTGCAGGCTTTCTGCATTTTGAAATATTCGCTTGAGTCTTTACCTAGCCTGTATAAATATATTTTGGCTAGAATCTTGTGTGCCACAAAATGCTGTCGTCCTGTTAGCCTCGCTATAAATTTGTTTCTGCCGAAAATACTAACAGGAAAAATGTGATGCTTTTCTGTATATCCTTTATTGTTAGCTTCCGCTGATCGCATCAATTGAATATACCACTTTGCATATTTACGCCACAAATAATACTTGTTAAATCCTAGAATGTGGAATCTCATATATTTATTTTCCTAAAAGCTTCTCCCCTTCTGTATACCCTCCCCGATAAATCTCAACTCCATTTTCTTTGATCACGAACATCGACGGCTTTGTTGAATGATCCCAATAGGAGGAAAATCGTTTCTCCTGCATCCTCACTAACTTTATTCCGAAGTCTTGCGCTAGTGAAATGCTAGTGATGTCTCGATCATAAATATCGCGATAGATCACCCTCTTGATTCCATAGGATGCAATGGAACGCAAGCAATCATTGCAGGGCAAAAGCGTGATAGCAATCAAAGCGCATTCATCTGGCTTCACATAACGCAACGCATTTTGCTCGGCGTGGACGATGTAGAGCCTTCGTTTATCCCTATCAACCCAATCCTCACGCATTCCAGCGGGGAAGCCGTTATAGCCTATTCCTGCAACAGTATTATCATGGCGAAGTAAACAAGCTCCGACTTGCTTCCACGGGTCTTTGCTTTTCTTCGCGGCAATCGTCGCAAGCTCTAACGCATACTCGTTCCAGTTCATAGCTCGAATGCTCTCAATTCGCCGGGGATGTCGTCGGGAAATCTAATGCCATCCATTTGTGCCTTGTGAAACTCTTCTATCTCTATCGCGTCTTTCAACTCATCGCGGAGGAATGCCATTGCCGTTTCGTATTTGTCGAAAATAGCACGCTCCGTTTCGTGTAAATATCCGCTATGTTCCACGATGAAAACAGGCGGCTTGCCGTAACTCCAACGGGTTTCAATGTGCCAATGGCAATCGCGGTCTCTGTGATGATCTCCTGCTATCAATGCGTGATATTTCTCCGCAAGTTCGGTGATTTGCTTTTCAGTCTTCATAGTCTAGCGTTTCGGGGCTATTCGTTTCCAGCATATGCAATGCATGATTCAGCTCGTGATGGAAATGCTCCTCCGTGAAATCGCCTTGATTCAGTCGGAAAATGCAAGCCGATACCACTCGCAGAAGTCTGGCATAGGTGAAAGCTGCGGCGATTCCGGCGATTGTCGCGTCTGAATAGTTTGAATAAATCGGCCCTCCCTCATCGTCTATTTCATCACTTCCATTGTTTTGAATCAGTCCCATCAACCAGCCCGCATACAAATCTAGTGAGTTAATGAAATCGTTCGGGTCGATTGAATGTTCCTCGATGTCCATTTGGGCCTCGATGTCGCGCTGACCATCGGCGAATCCTTCCCAGTATTCTTGTGATTTATTCATTGGCAGCTTTCGCATTCTTCATCGTCCATATTGCAAGCGCGAGGAACGATCTCGTTAAAATCTTCGTCGGGTTCTGGCTTCTTTACTTCGTCGCCGTGGTCTTTGTCTAGCGTCTCAACCTTGTCGAGTCGCGCAATGGCTGATTCGTCGCTGTACGCTTTCCCGTATCTGATGGAAAGTTTAGAAGTATTCGCGGCAATTGCGGATTCAATGTCTACGCCAATCG